TGAAGATATTAATTTTTTATTGACAACAGAGAAACAAATAAGATTTAATAAGAGAATGGATAGGTTGTATCTTGATATTGATTGGGGTAGTGTATCAAAAGATGATTACTTGGTTATTGATTGTTTTAGACAATTAGATCCTAATGATTATGGAAGAGTATGGAATGATTCATTCTTAAAGAAATATGCTACTGCTCTTATGAAGAGACAATGGGGTCAGAATTTACTTAAGTTCCAAGGTGTTAAATTACCTGGTGGAGTAGAGTTAAATGGTAGACAAATCTATGATGATGCAGAAAAAGATTTAGAAATCATCAGAGAACAAATGTCTAATACTTATGAACTTCCTCCACTTGATATGATAGGATAATGGCACTTAATCCATTTTTTCAACAAGGTGCAAGATCTGAACAGAATTTAGTTCAGGATTTAATCAACGAACAGTTGAGGATGTATGGTGTTGAGATACATTATCTTCCTAGAAAATACATGGAGGAGAAATCTGTTATAAGGGAAGTAGTTAAATCTAAGTTTGATGATTCATATCCATTAGAAGCATATATTGATAACTTTGATGGTTATGCAGATAATCCTACATTATTATCTAAGTTTGGTATTGAGCAAACAAATGAAGTAACTCTTGTTATTTCTAGAGAAAGATGGGAAACCTATATTCAACCATTACTTAAAAACGAATCTAATGTAAAGTTAACTACCCGACCTAAAGAGGGTGATCTAGTTTATTTTCCATTAGGTGATCGTTTATTTGAGATTAAGTATGTAGAACATGAGAAACCATTCTATCAACTTCAGAAGACATATGTATATACTCTTAAGTGTGAACTCTTCCGTTACGAAGATGAAGTTATCGATACTGGTGTAGATGAAATTGATGATATTCTAACTGGAGAAGATTCTGATGGAATAGCAGAAGATGGAAGTACATCTACACTCCTTGGGTATTCTCAGACTCTTACACTTGTAGGAACTGGAGCAACTGCTACTGCTGAAGTTGGATTTAATACTGAAGGATCTATTAGGTTAATTAATATTAGTAATAGAGGTGGTGGATATAGTGCTATTCCAACAATTGGAGTGAGTTCTGCTCCTGCTGGTAAGGTTACAGGTATTCTTACTGCCACGATGATTAGTGGGATTAATGTATGCAACTTAAATATAAGTGATAATCTCAAATCAGTTCAACAGGTTGTTATTACAAATCCAGGCTCTGGGTATACTGTTGCACCTACACTCCAGATTACTGGTGGAGGGGGTTCAGGTGCTGCTGGAACAGTCTTTATAGGTGATGGGGCAGTTGGTATAGTTACACTTACTGATGCTGGTTCTGGGTACACTACAGCACCTAGTGTAACTATTACTGCACCTGTTGGTGCAGCAAATACACGGGCAACTGCTGAAGCAGTCGTAAGTTCTGCTGGAACCATTACTGCCATCAATATTACTAATGCTGGTGCTGGATATACATCTAGTCCAACAATTACTATTGGTGATCCTTCACTTGATAATAGTGGTAACTTCAAGTTTAATGAAATTGTTACTGGATCTATTACTAATGTAACAGGAAGAGTGAGAACTTGGAATGCTACTACAAACGTTCTAGAGGTTGCAAATGTTTCTGGAATGTTTAGTATTGGAGAAGATATAACTGGCGGAACTTCTGGTGCTGTTCATGCATTAAGGGTTGTTAATGAAGATCCACCAGAGGATGGATTTGCTGATAATGTTAATATAGAATCTGAAGCAGATGGCATTTTAGACTTTAGTGAGCAGAACCCATTTGGAATTCCATAAATATAAGATACTAGGACTGTAAAAATGTTTGAATATTTTTATAACGAAATTTTGAGGAGAACCATTATTGGTTTTGGTACTCTGTTTAATGGCATATCTATCAAACAAGATGGATCACCATTAAGAGTTCCTTTAGCGTATGGACCTACTCAGAAATTTTTAGCAAGATTAACTCAATCACCAGATCTCAATAAAGCAACATCTTTATCTTTACCAAGGATGTCTTTTGAGTTTACTGGTTTGACTTATGATCCTTCTAGAAAGGTTACCACTACCCAGAAGATTGTAGTTCAGAATCCAGATTCGGATACTCCTGATGAGAAGAAAGTTTATATGCCAGTTCCATATAATATGCAATTTGAACTTGCTATTATGTGTAAATTAAATGATGATGCATTACAAATAGTAGAACAGATATTACCATATTTCCAACCATCATATAACCTTACAGTCAACTTAGTTGGTTCTATAAAAGAGAAAAGAGATATTCCTATAGTTCTTGAAAATATTACTATGCAGGATGATTATGAGGGAGACTTTGAATCAAGAAGAGTGCTTATGTATACTCTGAGATTTACTGCTAAGACATACCTCTTTGGTCCTGTTACAGATGCTTCCAAGGATATTATTACCAAGTCTACAGTCAACTATCTTACTGGTACAGATACATCCAACGCACAACGCAATCTTACATACTCTGTTGTTCCTAGAGCAATTCAGAACTATGATGGAACTGTCCTTACTAACTTAGCAGCAGATATTACTAAGACTCAAACTGTTATTGAACTTAATGATGTAACTAATATCACAGCATCTTCTGGATCTACTAGTGTCTACCTAGATATTGGTGGAGAGGAAGTTTATGTTAAATCCAAGGACTCTGATACTAATAAGATTACTGTTAAGAGAGGTCAGGATGGTACAACTAAACTTGCTCACATAGGTGGCACAGAAGTCAAATCTATTACCTCTGCTGATAATGTATTAGTTGAGGAAGGTGATGACTTTGGATTTAGTGGTACTATAACTGGAGATTAACCGTGAAAAACAATTTAGATGATGCTTTCAATATTACACCAACTGAAGTGGAAGTCGATGAGACTGATGTGGTTGTTGGTGTTGATAGAGAGAAACCAGATAGATTAACTAAAGATGATATTGAAAAAGATTATGAGTATACTCGTGGCAATCTCTACAGCATCATAGAGAAGGGTCAGGAGGCAATTAATGGTATTCTTGAACTTGCACAGGATAGTGAGATGCCAAGGGCATATGAGGTCGCAGGACAGTTGATTAAGAGTGTTTCTGATGCTACTGATAAGTTGATGGATCTTCAGAAGAAAGTTAAAGATGTTAATGAAGATGCTCCACAAAAAGGACCAAACACAGTTAATAATGCACTCTTTGTTGGTTCCACAGCAGAACTTGCAAAACTCCTAAAAAACGGAGTACCTAAAGAAGATAAATAAACTTAATGGGAGAGAAATCCCAAAGTATTATTTACTAATAAAATGCCTGACGATAAGTTGCCGTCCATAAATGATTGGGATGATTCAAAAGAATTGCCCTCAGTAGAAGATTTTTTAAAGGAAGAGGTAGAAGAAGAATTACCTTCCGTAGAAGATTATATTGAAGAAGAGGAAGTAAAAGAAGAAGATACAGTTACTATTGAAGATGCAAATGGTGATCCATTTTTAGAAGTCACCGATATTGTAAAAGCACCCGAATGGTCTGAATTAGTTCGGATGGTTAATGATGTTAGGGAAAGTATCCCAGACATCCCAGAAATAAAATATTATGATGAAGAATTAAAGCAACTTGCAGAGCATATTGAGCAAGTAAGTGAAAATATTCCAGAAGTTAAAGATTATGATCCAACAGTAGAGGCAATAACCGAACAGATAGATCTTTTAAGAGAATCAGTAAAGGATCTCCCTGAAGTAAAATATTATGATGAACAGATTGATAGTATTGAAGATAAAATAGATCTTATTCAACAAGAAGTAACAAATCTTCCAGAACCAAAATATTATGAAACAGATCTTCAGTCAATAAAAGAAGAAGTTGAAAAGGTAAGATCTGAAATCCCAGTATTTCCTAAGTGGGTTAATGAGGTAAATGAAGTCCCTGATTTTTCTTGGATTGGGAAAACCTTTGGTGTAATAGATGATGATTTTATAAAGGTAGGAGATAATTTAAAATCATTAAGAGATAGGATTGATTTAGAAGTTAATGAATTATCAGAGTCATTAGAAGTAAAGGATTTTGAGAAAAAAGTTGAAATTAAGGAAGTAAAGGAGAATTTAAAAGAAACAAAGGATAAAATATATAAAGAATTGAAAGAATGTGCAATAAGAATTTGGGATCATCATACTCAATTTAAAGATGATGATAGGAAGTTAAAAAAACAAGTACTTAGTAAGCTTAATGAGACAAAACAAAATATTGAGT